CTGTACGAATGACAGCATCTCCACCAAGCATAAGTTCTTGTACATCTTGTGGAAGTACGATAGGTGCTTGAACAGACTTTTCTGCTGCTTCCATTGCAAGTAATGCAAATCGGTTACGTAGTAATTGAATGCCAAGTACATCATCAAACTGTCCACGCATTTCACCATCAATAGATGGTTTACGTGCAACAACAACCATCATCTTACCAAGTGGGTTTGCCGCTTGAGAAAGAACTAGGTTGCTTCTACGCGGTACATAAATTATAGATTGGTCTTTATCGTAATAACGAACCATCTCAATTTGTGCATTAAGGTCTTGCTTGTAACCATCTGGCCCAAGAAGTTGTCTTTCATACTCTGGGAACTGAGATACCAATTCACCAAGAGTTAAAGAGTACCGCTTAGCAAATGCCACACAACGTCCATAGCGATCAAACTCTGGGTAAGCCCCAATAGGATTTTCTATGCGGATACGTGGCAATTTTGCTTCATCATCCAATTCAATAATGAATGGGACAAATCCATATGTTAGATACCAGTCAGCACCAGAGTACATCTGTACTGCTAGGTCTGAGTGCTGGAAGTAGTTAGATGCAATGCGAGTACGCTTGTCAGCAAAACTACGAGCACGATCAGAAACTTGGTTGGCTGCAGAACAGTTAACCGCTGGAAGCGGAGCCATTACTTCAGATAAGTCACGTGCAACAATATCAATAAAGTTTGCTACTACGTTTGCATCCACACCTTCTGGAAAAAAGTTAGGATATACCTGAGCAATGTTTCCTTTACGAACAGCAAGTACGTCTAGGTTACGCGCATCACGTTCGTGATTGCGATAACGCAAAGAATCAACTCTTGCTGCTACTTGTTCTATAGAAAGCATTATTGTCCTAACGGTTGATTAAATTAATTATTTAGGTACGCTTTTACCAGCGCGAGTACGATTAGCACGGGCTGGTTTTAAACTTTTTAAATAAGCAGACATTTCGCCATCTCCAAAACGATTACGATTATTTTTAGATACTGGCTTGTTAGCAGCCTTAAGTCCGCGAGCGTTAGCCTTTGCTTTAGCACGATTTGCTGGAGTATTTGCTGCTGCTGCTTTTTTCTTTAACGGACTAAATACACCTTTAGGTTTTGTTGGGTCTGTATTAATTTTAACTCTATTAGCAAAAGGATTTGCGGTATTTATATTTTTTGGAGTTGTTGCCTTACGTGCTTCAGCCTGATTAAGTTTTTTGCCAGTAATAGAAACTTTACGACCAACTGGTGCTTTAGACATTATTTCAATTCCCATTGCCTGTCTTTCAGCAGCACTTCCAAATCTACCCGCTTCTGGCATTGAATCATATTCTTTTATTGCTTTGTTATACGCTCTTCCGCCAGAGTCATTAATTTTGTAAACCATCTTTGTTTCATTTGGTTTATTAGGTTTTTGTTTAGCAGCAGGCTTAACTTTAACGGCAGACTTAGAATTAACCAATGGCTTAGTTGCTTTCTTACCAACAGCCTTGGCTGCAGCCTTAGCACCAGCAGCAACAAGTTTAGTTACTGGGTTCTTCTTTGGCTTCATCATATTAGTTCCTATCCATATGTATCGTGCCATTGATCTGCAAAGGCATCATCTAAATTAATTGAGTATCTGTTATTTGTTTGTGCTTTAGTAGCCCAACGATTATTGAGATACCTAGATGTATTGCTGTTATTCTGCATAAGTTCGCGGATGCGAATAACCGCAAACCACAAAGCCATGACAGTATCTGTCTTGCCTTTAGTATCAGGCTTCCAAGTCAGCAGTTGCTGGGTAAGAGCCTTAATACCTTCGCTACCTTCGGAAGAAGGAAGTTCTATGATGTTGTTCTTTTGAAACTTTTCTTCGCGGACTGTGCCAAAAAGGTTAGACATTGACGCAACACCGAAGGATGTGTCCCACTTGTTTTTGCCTGTAAAGTGAGCATCAAGGCGTACGCCGTATCCAGCAAGCCAGTTTCGTAACTCGTCGTCAAGGGAGTAGGCTTTCTGGTGGGCGTTGATTTCAACTCTGAACTCTTGTGGTTTGTATTTAATAACCAGTTCTTCAATGCATGCCCTAATCTTTTGCGGAGTTGGTTCCGTCATATTGATACAGTCATTAACGTAAATCTTGCCATCTGCACGGTTGTAAGTACAAACTACAAATGCAGCGTTACCTGTCATAGCAGGGTCAAAGCCAATTACAACGTGTGGTTCTACTTTTGGTGGGTGTCCAGCAGCGCCAGGTTTTAATGCACCTCGCTTGCGCATCCCGTTAGTTGACCCTTGCACCAGCACGGGTGGGAAGATGCTGTCCTCTTGTATGTCCTCTTGCTGGTATACCAATGCCCAAGTTGAGGGCGTGACTTCCGATCTTCGCTTAAATAAGGCTTGCCCATCCCACTTGGGGTAGAAGCCGTTTTCATTAGGAGTGTCATCATCCCCATCCCACGGAACGTCCGACTCTTCCCAAAGGGTAACCCAGTCTTCTGGCTTCTCCGCATACTCCAGTACAGCAGGCATGCCCATATAAGTAAACGGAGTCTTGCCACCTGACCAATGCTTCGGATTACGAAGTTCTTTATATAAATCATTTGCTGCAATTCGTGTCCCTACGACTAGCAATTTACCGTTCTTACCCAAACGGGTAATAACTTCTTTCTGCAACCAGTCCATCTGCTTTTCCCACTCATGGGCGTTAGCCGTGGTAATGCAGTCGTCCAGAATAATTAGGTCAGCACGTGCGCCGTAAATCTGACCGCCCATACCTAGTGCTTGGAGAGTCGGGTCTTTCTCGCTTGAATTACGCGCATCGCCCCCAAGATAGACAGTATCGGTGCGCCAAGTATCTGCGTCCTGTTTCCAGCCGCCATCAGGCCCATATGCGGTCTGTAGTTTTAGCCAGCGTGGATGGGACAGTCGTTGCTTAATAGCGTATACGAACTCTCGCGCCTTGTTCAATGTCTTTGATACCACAATGATGCGGATGTTAGGATTGAGGGCAATGCGGTAAGTTGAGTAGTTCACCGTGATGACGGTGGATTTAGCGTGTTCAGGAGGAACGTTGACCAGTAGGCGGTTTAACTCCCCTGGCTCATAAATCATACTAGGGTGTAACCACGAAGGCTCGTACCCTTCAAGCAGATCAACCCAGTCTTGGTGATGGGGGAAGACCATCTGGTCTAGAAATAACTGTGAAAAGTCTGAGAACTCTATCTCTTCCTTCTGAATACCCATGGCATCAAAGGATGACTTGCTTCCCTCTTCTTTAGCCTCTTCAAGGTCTCGCGCAAAGGCTGGGTCTCGGTTTATCCATTGACGGATGGTGTCTGGTTTCTTGCCTGCGGCGACCATTGCGGCGGGAATGCTGACCCCAGAGCGCACACGTTCTAAGACCAAAGCCTTGGTTTCAGCCAACGCCTTGTTAAGGTGGTGCTCCGCGCCCTTCTTAAATCCTTTATGCTCAGCCATTAGTATCCCGTCCCTGGGCAGACCTGTCCCGCCTATAATAGTCAGTTTGTACAGATTACTGTAACAGAGTGAGTAAGGCTCTAAAAAAGACTTACGAACTATTTAACTCTCTATATATACTTAATCCGTTCAAACAGGTAAAACGAACATTTCTAGTAGAACTATTTATATAAGTCCTGCTCAGACTACCCCTTGTAACTATACTGACAGAATATTTTAGGTAGAGATACAACATACATACTGCATCAAAGTTAAACAATAGGGGGTCAAATAGAACAGGAAACAGTACTGCAGTCAGTCAGACTGTACGCTGTAGGCTGTTCTAGAAAAGACTACCTACCTAGCCCGTCAGGGGGCATAGTATCTAGTGCTTAATTAAAAACTAAATACTAACTACTAACACACTCTCCCTCCTTGTCAAGCCCATGAAAAGACTGGGCTTGTCAATTCCTTCCGAGCGTGTTGGTCTGGTCTATGTAGTTAGAAATGCTAACTATGTAGTTCGTTCTTAGGAGTTGTTATGAAAGTAGTTCGTGTTGTTAATGGTTCTGCCCCTGCTGGTTCAGTTGCGATCGGTCGTGGAACTCGGTGGGGTAATCCGTTCATAATCGGAGATGATGGCGATAGAGCCGTCGTTATTGCTAAGTTCCATCACTATGCTCAATGGCGCTTAGAGCGCGAGCCTCAGTGGTTAGAGCCTCTGCGTGGGGTTGATCTAGCCTGCTACTGCGCACCCAAGCCATGCCACGGTAATGTAATCGTGGAACTACTAGGAAAGGTAAGTGCATAATGCTAACCACAAGTGAACTAGAAAAAGCACTTGAGTACTACAAAGCAATAGAAAAGATTGCACCACCCAGCATGTGGAACTTCTATCGTGGTGTGATCTTAACACTGGAATCCCTGATCAGAGTGAGCAGGGCAAGACAAGAAAGGTTACACATATGAGTGAATCACTAGGCATCAGCGTTCAGAGCCAATGCTACGAATGCATGGTCATAGCCAGAGACGCAGAGCAGGACTTGCCAGTAGGCAAGTGTCAGACCTGCGTAGATGACGCAGAAGCCAAGTCAGATGACATGGCTTGGAACCTGCATGAGGACGACAGACTAGGGGAAGGCAAGTGCCTAACCTATGACACCAGCGACGAACCCAGTGCTTCCGACTGGGTATCGTCAGAAACCTATATCAAACCAAAAGGAATGAGAGCACAGATGATAGAGAAATGGAAAGAGGAAAGCATGGAACTCATTGAGTTGGCGGTCAAGTTCATTGACCCAGACGAGCCAATAATGACTCGCAAAGAGTTCCTCCCACCTATCGCTCAGTTAATGGACGGCGGTGAATATGAGGAACTTTGGGAACTACAAGACACTAGACAACGCAACCGTGAAGTAGAGTGCCAATGGTGCCACATACTAACGCCCAAGGTATTCAATGACTGCCAGTCATGTGACCTACCACTAGAAAGTAATGTCAGATAGCAAGGCTAGTCGCCCCGTCGCCTACGGCGGGGCAACCAGCCACCAAGTTAGAAACCAAATCAGAAACTAATCAAAGGAGAAAGAAATGCAAAACACAGTAACTATCACAGGCACAATCAAGAACATCAAGACATACAAGAACGAACGCGGAACACTTCTAACAGGCTGGCTTGACCAGCGTGATGTGAGCCGTACATCAGATGACACCATTGACCGCACAGTATATGTGGTTGGCATGAACATCATTGCACTAGATGATTCCACTATCGGTGAAATCCTAGGCGCAAGCAAGGCAGGTACAGAAAGCACACTACCTGTCACAGTATCGGGTCGCTTGGTAACCAAGTTTGATCGTCGTCAGAACATTGACGAGACCAAGCGTCGTGCGCCATTCGCTCAACTAGAAGTTCACGCAGTAGAAGCGTAAGCAACAGAGGCAGGGGGACTTCTCTCCCCCTGTCTCGCTTCGCTCGCGGTTCACCGTAGCCTCAACGGACTCCTGCAAGTCCATTATAATCTAAGGAGATAATTATGTTTATATCATTAGGCACTGCTATCGGATTAACTATAGCGTTAGGTGTCAGTTTGTTTCTAGTAATCATAACTACATATGCTAACTATATATTACTACGCCAGAATAAATACCTTAAGACTAGACTGCAAGCATGGCGACAGTCATGCCAGCGTCAGCATGTAGAAGTACCCTTTTAGTGCCTGCTCAAATAGCACGGACTATCATAGGTAGAGCAATCATATCAACAGTAAGTCTAGACTTTGCAAGTAAAGACATGCATCAATATGAAACCATGATATTCACAGATAACAATAAGTTTCTTGACTACTGCGATAAGCACAGCACATTAGATGAGGCTAGACAAGGTCACATCTATGCAATACAGTACCTACTAACAGAAAAGAGAGAGCAACATGACAACAGCAACACTATCCCTGAATG